ATGGACCCCGTGCTACAAGGGTTATTCAGGACTTATCACTTGTTAGTGATCCCGATAGTCCTTTGTACTCGGTACGAGATGAGAGCGTAGTGTATGACGCTGCGCACGGTACATTCAACTGGGATGTGGTAGAAGTAGAGAGGGCAAAGAGAGTGCCTGTCATCCCTTATTATTGGCAGGACTGGATGTGGAATATGCATCCGCCTACCCCGGTTACTGACTACGAAGCATTGTCAGAATGTTATCGTAATACGGTATCCAAAGCGACTCAAAGTGGTATGAACAACATTGCGAATATCATGGAGATAGCAGATGTTATTCACGATATCAAACGTGGTAATATCGCTGGCCTATTCGAATCCCTAAAGACTTTCTGTGATGAGAAGAATATATCTAACGCAGTAAAAGTTGGTCAGGACGGATGGCTCAAATACCGGTACTTGTACGGTACTACTAAAGCAGACGCTGATGCTGCAGTCGACTACTTCTTGGATGAGAAGTGGAAGTCTCTCACCGATCGACAAGTTTTAAGAGGACAATCATCATTAAGTGATGGTGAACTCCGATTAAAAATGAGGTTACGTGAGTCCGCAGATTTATCCCTTCAGCTGCGCACCGATTTAAAGTCTGTAGGCCTATTCCCAGATTTATATACATTATGGGATTTGGTTCCGTACTCCTTTGTTGTTGATTGGTTTATACCATCATTCAGTGAAGAGTTGGAAGACTTAAGTCAAAACTATCTTTCGGCGGCGTATGACGTCAAAGAAATCCTTGTTACCCGTAAACGATCGTGGGACATCCGGTATGCTGGTTTTGATTACCATGCGTATTCCTACGAAAGAGTCTTTGAATTAGAGCCCCCCCAGTTTGAGTTCTATGAAGAAGCATCAACGCCTAAGGGCGTAACTGTTGTTAAGCGTATAATAGACGGTTTTTCCCTCTTTATACGTTAGATTTTGTTGGTGGTCATATATGGCCACCGAAAGGAGGCTATTATGGCAATTACAGGATCTTGGGGTTGGACAAATATCACCCCTGCAACTCATTCACTTACACCTACTCTAATTAATACTGCTACAGATTATACTACAGTTGATAAGATAGGTGACACAAATGTGCCTACCGGCACCTACGCTCTTGCCAATATGTCTACACCAGATGATGGTAATGAATATATTGTGTACAAGGTGCGTAATATCCCAGAAGTTAAATATACAGCTGGGGTTCCTCATCCAGCTAGAGTAAAATCGGCTAGAGAGGTAAATATTCGTCTGGAAGCACTATATCGTTCAAAGTCGGATCTCGACGATAACTTTATAGTTGATCAGCCGGCAGAGATAGATGTTACAATCCGTCTTCCAATCTCTGAGTTACTTGACCCAGAAACCGCTGCACAAACGCTTTTCGGACGACTTATTGGAGCTACCTTTGAATCTGATGATTCTGGTAATTCCAGGTTTGCCAAACTCTTCAAGGGCAAGGTAAATCCAAATACATAATGTTTGTTTATGTATGATGTTACTATTAACTATCAATTGACTCAATAAGGAGGTAGTCATATGTACTATTCAATTGATGAAGCTAGAGCCATATGTGCTCAGCTTGCAAAAGTGTCGCTCAGAAGTCTTGGGATTGACGAGAGTGACAAAATGTACCTTGCAACTATAGACGATCGAGATGTTGATAACCTACATAATGGGTTGAATGTCTGGCTGGGTCTATACGCTGATGTTTGCGGTGTTGATCCATCAATACTAAAGGGTTATATATCCCAAATGAACATCGTCTCCGTTATATTGGAGGCAAAGAGACTCAGAGTCGACTTTATAAAGAATAAGTTCGACTACAGTCTATTTAAAGTTGGTACTCCTTGGTATATATTCCAAAGGACAACGCGAGGCATTGTAAGGCCTGAAGACGTAATACGCGTCTTAGGTTTTCCGAAGAGGTTGTACTTTTGTAAAGCGAACCTTCAGGATACATGCTTTAAGAAAATGATGGAACTGAATAAGTTCTACTCTTGCTACAAGGTTGCTGACATGCCGGGATGGGATTTTGGTGATTGGCATTTTCACCCTCTGACGATCAATAAGACGACAGACCCTCACGGTTTGCATGCCACGCTTTATTCGCAAAATATGTGGTGTCGCAATCTTAAGCCATGTGTGAGCTATCATGACCATGTTAAAATGATGGTAATAGCACTGGCTCGCAAGTATGTCAAAGAATTACTGGGTGATAAACTCCCCGAATTCGATGATTTTACGCTCCCTCCAAACTCAACGTATGAGTTGAGTAAGGATCAGGCTACATACCTCAAGAAGTATCTGAAGGCAAGTAGGCAGAAGGAATTCATTCAGAAATTCATTGATCTGCCCGATGATTACTTTGCGAGTACCGGTCGTGTAGAGGACGTTAACTTTGTTGGAAAACTGATCACAGTTCCAAAAGACGTCGGAGCGTACCGCACAGTCTTTCCTGAGGAAGTGTCTCGTCAGGTGATTGGTTACGCATATGTTCGTGCCATGAAAGAGATCCTTAGAAAAGGCGTCTATACCATGGACTACACGTCTGTGGCAAAAGACCTTGGTATTTTCGATGAAGAACATCCAGATTTATACAAATTTGGTGTTATTGATCTTAATAACCAAGAGCGGAATCAGGTAGCCGCACAAATTGGCTCTTTGACCAACCTGTTGGCCACTGTTGACTGGTCCCAAGCCAGTGATACTAATAGTGTTGAGCTATCTAGGGCTTTACTGCCTAGCGCCCATTTCGAATTTTTAGATAAAATTCGAGCAAAATGGATGCAGATCGGTAACAAACGTTTCAAGAGTAACATTATGTTCACCATGGGTTTCTCTGCAACCTTCCTCATCGAGTCCGTAATCTTTACGGCTATTGGACGAGCTGCTGTAGCGTTAGCTTGGAACTTCGCTCCAGATGAGGCACGCAAGTTCTTCCGTAATTACAAACGAGCATTAGCTAGTGTTTTTAGTTATGGTGATGACCTTATCATGCCGTCCTTTGCGATGGGTGCCCTAGAAATGATTGCTAATCATCTAGGTTTAAAAATTAATGTGGATAAAAGTTACTCCGATTCCCCTTACAGGGAGTCATGCGGTAAGGAATATTACAACGGTGTTGATATAACAACCGAGTATTTTCCTCGCGGTACTTCATCTACAAGGCTTGCCGAGCTCATCGGCCTTCAGCATAAACTGTATATGTATCCTACGGTTAATGCTTTTCTTATAGAGAAGTGTGGCGTATATAGACGCCACCTTACGCAAAACTTCATTGGTTCGCCTTATATGGATATATGGGGTTACCAAAGTCCCGAGGTTAGCCACCGCGCACCATACGCTGCGACTAGTGGTGAGATAATAGCCGATGAAGGTTCACTTCGTTACTCAAAAACCGAAGACGGTATATATCATACCGAATTCGGGGATATCTGGATTTATTGGATATCACTTAATGGCGAGAAGGCTTATGTTCTGACTCCTATCGAGGACTGGGTAACGAATAAGCGTTACAAGGTTCAGTCTACTAGTAAGAATCGCATGATCGGTCAACCACTGCATCATGTACGGGTAGTTCCCGACTGTATCAGAGAGGTTGATCAGGAAGAGTACTGCCAGGTGACAGTACCATCTGTGGAATTTACTAATAGTCACAAGTCTGATCTGGCCTTGGATTCCCTTGAGCGATTAGCGTACGTAATGAGTCTTGTTGAAATGTCAAGACGTCCGTCTATGAACTCAGACGAATACCTCGAGTTTATGATCGATCGCGACAATAGCGAGCCACGACTGGATCCATACGTATCTGAGGGTGGAATAATCGATTATAGACAATTACGTAAGTCACTATCCGAGAACAGTAGTATAAAACTGGTTCGTAAGATAGTATTGAAGTAATTATATTGCTTCAGGG